GGCCATGTTGCTTATCACAAAACGATTTTCAAGTTTGGGTTCAACCCCGATGTCGATGAGAACCTGGAGACCATTTGGACGCAGGGCGGCCTCTATAGCTACTTGAGCGCCGCCACCGTCCTTAAGGTCTCCAGCTCCTCGACAAACGACACTTCTGCGGGCACTGGCGCCCGTACTGTCGAGCTTTTTGGTCTCGATGCAAACTATGATGAGATCAGCGAAACCGTCACCCTCAGCGGTCAGACTGAAGTGAACACCACCCAGTCGTTTCTTCGCATCTACCGCATGGTGGTCCGCTCTGCGGGTACGGGAGGCACCAACGCCGGGGTTATCTATGCCGGTACGGGGACCGTGACCGCCGGGGTTCCCGCAAACAAATACGCGACGATAGCGATTGGTGACGGGCAAACTCTGATGGCCCTCTGGACCGTGCCACGGGGCTATACGGCCTATGTCACGCAGACCGACATCACCGTGGCAACCACTCAGAACAACAAGTACGCCACAGTCTCGTTCTTAGCACGCCCTTTTGGCGAGGTTTTTCAGGTTAAGGACAAGTTTGCTAAATCCGAATCTGGACACAATCAAATTTACACTTTCCCCTTGAAGTTTGAGGAGAAGACAGACCTTGAGATGCGTTGCGTCGGGGACAGCGCGGGGGCAGATATCGCCATCGCGGCTGCTTTTGATGTTGTTTACATACTTAATGGGTCTGAATTAAATGGCGACAACTAAGGATGTAACGAGGACGCCTTCGGGGCGCCTGAAGTATAGGGGGGAAACCTTTGCTGGATACAATAAGCCTAAGCGGACCCCTGGAAAGTCTAAGAAGTCTGCTGTACTCGCCAAAAAGGGAAGCGAAGTCAAACTTGTCCGATTTGGCGATCCAAATATGGAAATCAAAAAGGACCAGCCGGGCCGCCGGCGTAACTTTCGAGCGAGACATAACTGTGCCTCAGCCAAAGACAAGTTCAGTGCGCGCTACTGGAGCTGCAAAGCGTGGTAGCAAGAAGGAGCTAGACCCTTCTCGCTTGACCATGAAAGATTTGCTTGGCCGCTTGGAAAAGCATGAGGCGGAGTGCAGCTTGCGTTATCAGCGCATCGAAGAAAAGCTTGCTGAGAACAGCGAAGCCTTTGATAAAATGGACAAAAAGATCGACAAGTTCGATAACCGGCTTTGGGCCATTGTCCTCGCGGCTTTCTCGGCGCCTTTAGTCACGGTAGTCCTTGTAAAGCTTCTGGAGTCGCTGTAATGCCTGCCGTCCGCACCGGCCCCAAGCCCAGCAAGTGCGGCGTCACGTACTTTCGTAAGGGCGGCGCGGTTCCCAAGAAGAGCAAGGGCAGCAAGATTTGCCCAGAAGGCAAAGCCTGGGCGAAACGCACTTTTGACACCTACCCCAGCGCCTACGCTAACTTGGCCGCGTCCAAGTATTGCAAAGACCCCAACTATGCCAAGAAATCCAAGGGCGGGAAGAGGAAGGGCCGCTGATGGGTAAGCTTCAGGAGTGGCTTGATGAGGAATGGGTACGCATTGATAGCTCGGGAAATATCGCGGGCGCGTGTGGGACTTCTAAAGATAAGAAGAACCCAGATAGATGTTTGCCTCGAAGCAAGGCGCAGAGTCTTAGCAAGTCTGAGCGCGCTGCGACAGCTCGCAAAAAGAAGCGAGAAGGCGCTAAAGGCAAGCAGGTTGTGGCAAATACTGAAAGCGCGCGGGTAGTACGCAAGCGCAAAGGCGGCGTGGTTGCCCGGGGCTGCGGGTCTATCCTGGGGGATCGTCGCAAAGTCACCAAGGGCTCGGTCACGCGGGTATGAGGGCGGCAGCCTTCCTCACGGGCGATGAGCGCAAGATCGCTGAAGAGATTCGCGAGTGGTCGGCCACTGTTCTGGAGGTCGAAAACCCCTTTTTTAATAACATTCCGCCATGTCCTTATGCCAAAAAAGCATGGCAGGACGAGCGCGTCGGATTCAAGTTCAAATACGAAAAGAGCTATCAGGAGATTTATTCCTGCCTTTCCCAGTGGGAAGACACTCTGGATGTGCTTTTGGTTGTTGATCGCAACTATGACCCCGATCCTGGGCGCTTCCATGATTATTTGGATGAATTGAACGACGCTATCGCAAACGGGTTTTTCATAGACAGGGACTATTGGGTCATGGGTTTTCACCCGGATGATGAGCCCAACGAATACTTGGACGATGAGTCATTCACCCATGTAATAGATGAGCCCTATGCGATAATCTTCCTTCAGCGGCTTTCCAAAGTTCAGGACGCCGCAGACAAATTAGCCAAGAAGGGCTACTATGAGACGTACTTCGACGAATACGACGTCGAGGAACTCTTTGCCAAGCGGACGGAACTCTACAGGAGACTCAACCATGGCGATGAAGCCGCGTAAGATGCGTGGAGGCGGTGCTCCCAAAAAAATGCGTGGGGGCGGCATGGCGATGAAGCCTGAAATGATGGCGAAGGGCGGCATGACCGTTTCTGATCTTCGCAAAGCCGCTAAGGACAAGGGCTACAAGCTGGTTAAAGCAGACTGATCATGGCTACTTCGGGCAGCAAAGATTTTGAGCTAGACGTCTCCGATTACATTGAGGAGGCGTTTGAGCGTTGTGGGTTGGAGGTTCGTACTGGCTACGACATGAAGACTGCAAAGCGCTCGCTCAACCTCATGCTGGCCGAGTGGGCAAACCGCGGTCTGAACCAGTGGACGATCAAAAACCGCAGCGAGACGATGGTGGCCGGCACGGGCAACTACACGCTCAGCGCCGATGTCATCGACGTCTTGTCTGTGGTTGTCCGTCGCGACGGCACGGATTACGCCCTGGAACGCCTGTCCCGGGATGAGTACCTGAGCATCCCGAACAAGACGACGCAGAGCCGTCCGAACCAATTCTTCTTGGATCGCCAAAACACTCCGGTGCTGAAGCTTTGGCCCGTGGCCGAGAACAGCACGGACGTCGTGATCTATGACTGCCTGACGCGCATGGACGATGCGGACACGTACACCAACACGGTGGACATGCCTTTCCGCTTTTATCCTTGTCTCGCAGCCGGGCTGGCGTACTACATTGCCATGAAGCGCGCTCCGAACCGCATCCAGCTCCTGAAAGCGGTGTACGAGGAAGAGTTTGAGCGCGCCATGCAAGAAGACCGGGACCGCGCGTCTTTCAACGTCGTTCCTCAGTACCAGTATTTTAGGTCGGTCTGATGGCTAAGTTTGCGTCAGGTAAATACGCCTACGCGATCTCTGACCGCTCTGGGCAGCGCTATCGTTATAAGGATATGCGCAAAGAGTGGAACGGCCTGCTTGTCGGTAAGGACGAGTGGGAGCCGAAGCATCCGCAGCTCGGACCGTTTCGCAAGGTGATTGATGCGGAAGCTCTGCGCAACGCGCGGCCTGACCGCGTAGAGCCCCTGGACGTTTATGTGTGCGTCCCCACGGTGGAGCAGCCCGCGCCGCGGCCCACGGTGGTTTATGCCAAGGTCGGTAGCGTAACGGTGACGACGACATGAGCTTTACCTACGGCGAGTTAAAGCAGGCGATTCAGGATTACGCCGAGAACGACGAGACGACGTTCGTCAACAATCTGCCCATATTCATCAAGAATACGGAAGAGCGGATTCTGAAGAACGTCCAGCTCAGTCTGTTCCGCAAGAACGTGAGCGGGTCCATGACGGCCTCCAACCAATATCTGGCCGTGCCTTCAGACTTTCTGGCGCCGTTCTCCTTGTCCTTCACGGATGGAGACGGCAACAAGACTTTCGTCGATTTCAAGGACGTCGATTACGTCCAGACCTTTAACCCCGATTCGACCACTACCGGGGCTCCGCGGTACTACGCCGTTTTTGACATTGACAATTTCATCCTGGGGCCAACCCCAGACAGCTCCTATACCTCTGAGCTGCACTATTACTACCGTCCGGCCAGCCTCACCGCGGGCGCCGATTCTGGTACGACTTGGCTCAGCGAGAATGCGTCCGTGGCTATGCTCTACGGCTCTTTGGTGGAGGCTTATACCTTCATGAAGGGCGAGCAGGACATGATGCAGATGTACTTCCAGAACTTCACCCAGGCGCTTGGCTCGCTCAAGCAGCTCGGGGAAGCGAAGGAAGTTACGGATGAGTACCGCACTGGTATGGTTATCAGGCCGAAACAATGAAGATAGACCCGATACAGCTCAACCCGGAGTTTCAGGTGGAAGTTAGGACCACGGATAACCGTGGTTTTACGCCAGAAGAAGTGGCTGAGTTGTGCGCCGAGAAGATCATTTCAATTTCTGACGACGCAAATCCGGTAATTCGGGATCAGGCAAAAGCTTTTCGCCGTCGGATGGTTAAGGTATTAGAATACTATATGCGGCAAGCCATCCGCAGCGACCGGACGACCGTATACAATGCGTTGATTGACGCCGGCCAAAAAGATTTGGCCGAACTCATAAGGAGACTGTGACATGGCCTTCACCGGCAACTATATGTGTACGTCCTTCAAGAAAGAACTCTTGTTTGGGGCGCACGATTTCGCCAATGGCGCGGACACGATGTACATGGCGCTGTACACCTCCGCGGCTACTCTGGATGCGTCTACGACGGCCTATTCGGCTACGAACGAGACGAGCGGTACGGGCTACACGGCGGGCGGCCAAGCGCTGACCAATGTTGATCCCACGACCAGCGGGACCACGGCTTTCACCGATTTTGCGGATGAAACGTGGACCACGGCGTCTATCACTGCCCGGGGAGCGCTGATCTATAACAGCACCCCGAACACGACGTCCATTGCTCTGACCAACCCGGCGGTAGTAGTGCTGGACTTTGGCGCAGACAAGACGTCCACGGCGGGTGATTTCACCGTGGTGTTCCCGACGGCTGACGCATCTAACGCCATCATCCGCATCGCCTAAGCCCTCTCATGGCGTCCTCGACGTTATATGAGGGCTGGGGTCGCGCCGGATGGAGTGAAGGCTCCTGGGGCTCCCCAATTCTTGTCGTTAACGTCGATGGCGTCGCGGCAACGGGCGCTGTTGGCTCTGTAACAGTTGTTGCGGAAGCTAACGTCTTTCCCACAGGCCTTGAGGCCACTGGTGCTGTAGGCACCGTCACTGTTGATGCAGAAGCGAATGTTCCGGTCACGGGTCTGGAAGCTACCGGTTCCGTGGGCGGCGTTACGGTTACTGCTGACGCCAACATCAATGTCACAGGCCTTGAGGCCACGGGTGAGGTCGGCTCTGCCACTGTTGTTGGTGAAGCCAATGTCACGGTTACCGGTGTCGAAGCCACGGGTGCTGTTGGCACTGTCACCGTTGATACGGAAACGAATGCTCCGGTTACGGGCTTGGAAGCTACTGGCGCAGTCGGCACTGTCACTACGGCAGGGGCCGCAAACGTCAGTGTAACTGGCGTTTCCGCAGAGGCCCTAACACCAAGGGGCGGCTCGGCATTTACGGCGGATGGAAACGCGCAGCTTTCCACTGCTCAAGCTAAGTTTGGCCCATCTTCGCTGCTGCTTGATGGCACGGACGACTTTGTAACCTCTGACGAAAACATTGACCTAAGTTCTGGCGATTTCACAGTAGATATGTGGATTCGTCCGACGAGTGTTACAGGCTACAAAGGCTTGTGGCAGTCAGGCACAAGCTCTCGACTCGATGTGTATTTGATCGGGAATCAGGTTCAAGGCGTTGTCGGCGGGTCAACGACACTCTTCTTAT